GATGAAGGTTATGCCGAGAATGAAGAATCTGCTGATAAGATTATCATGGGTATGAGCGAACAGTGGTTTAATATTATTATTGACTAATGAAAGAGTTTGATAAATTTATTGAAGAGGCAGCTACTAAAAGATGTCCTCCAGGAAAATATTGGTGTTTTACTGATAAAAAATGTAAAAAGATTCCTCTTGGATACCATGTAGGTAGAGGAGGATATGTTGAGCCAGATGATGATGGTGGTGAAAATGGTAAGAAAAATGGTTCCAATGGAAATGGTGGAAATGGTAATGGTAACGGTGGTGGAAATGGTAATGGTGGAAACGGTGGAGGCGGTAACGGAGGCTAGAAATGGCAACAGTATTTGATAATCAGATACAGAATAGAAATTTTCTATCACCAATTGGATTTAAATTTACTTTAGCAAAAGAACCTAAAGTAAGTTTTTTTTCCAATTCTGCTAGAATACCTGAAATTGTATTGGGAACTGCAATACAACCAAGTTATTTAAAGGATGTTGATGTTCCTGGTGATAAGTTACAATATGGTGATTTTGCATTAAGATTTTTAGTTGATGAAGAACTTGAGAATTATATGAAAATCCATAATTGGATGACAGGTTTAGGATACCCAGAAACTACAAAGAGTTATAAAGATTTAACAACTAATGTTGATGGATTGAGAGATTCAAATGAAGCATTCAGTGATGGTTCTTTACATATATTGAATAGTAATTATAGAGATGTTGCTATTGTAAAATTTAATGATTTATTTCCTATCGGATTAACTTCATTAGAATTTGAAGCAACAGATACTGATGTTAACTACTTTACAGCAGAGGTAGTTTTCAAGTATACTGTGTATAATATAGTTGCATCTGACGGACGTACTCCTTTATGAATCTTGATAAAATTCAGGATATGTGGCAGAAAGATTCTGTCATTGACCCTGATAATCTACATGATGAATCATTAAAAATTCCTCAATTACATTCCAAGTATTATACTGTCTATAATACGATTACTTTATTACGTGAAAAAGCAAGAGACACATATAATAGAGTAAGATTAGAGAGATATAATTACTACACAGGAAAGGCAGAACCAGAGGTGTATGCCGAAGAACCATTTCCGTATAAGGTTAGAGAGAAAGACGCAATACAGAGGCATCTGGAAGCAGATGAGAAGTTAACAACTTTAGATCTTAAGATAAGATATTATGATGCTACTTTAAAGTTTCTTGAAGAGATTATTAAAACAATATCTAATCGTACATATCAAATTAAAAATGCTATAGAATGGCATAAATTTCAAGCTGGATTTGGATGATTAAAAAATTAATTCCATCAGAAGATCCTTTACTACATAAAAAAATAAAAAATTGTAGTTATAATTTGGATCGATCAAAACTTTCATACACATTAAATGAAAATATGTTTCATCATAATGGAGTAGGACTTTCTGCTAATCAAATAGGAATAGAAGAAAGAGTATTTGTTATGATTTCTGATATGGAATTACAAGAAACTATTACATGTTTCAATCCAAAAATTATAAAAGAATCTAAAGATAAGGTAGTTATGGAAGAAGGTTGTTTATCCTATCCAGAATTATTTTTAGAAATATCACGTCCTAGTTCTATAGTAGTAAAATATGAGGATGAATCAAAAGAAAAACATAAAAAGAAGTTAACTGGATTTATAGCAAGAATTTTTCAACACGAATATGACCATATGGAGGGTATTGACTTTACTCAGAGAACTTGAATAAATATTTCCGAATGAACATTATGTTATGTCCCATTTGGTTATATCGAAGAAAAATGAAGTTAATCTTCATATATCTTCAGAACAACATGTTTATTATGAATTAGCAGATCAGTTTACTTTTGAAGTACCTGGTGCAAAGTTTTCACCTGCATATAAAAAGAAATATTGGGATGGTAAAATAAGATTATTTAATACTCAGAAAGGAGAAATATATGTTGGATTATTAGATAGGATAATACAATTTTGTAAAGATCACGGATATACCTACGAATTTAGAGATAGTAAACATTATGGTACTCCTTTTGAAATTAATGAGAATATATCAAAAGAAGGTGTTAAAGACTATATAACTGCTATTTCCAAACACAAGCCTAGGGATTATCAAATAGAGGGAGTATACGACGCTCTAAGACATAATAGAAAGCTGTTGATATCCCCAACTGCATCGGGAAAGTCTCTGATGATCTATGCGATTGTGAGATACTTTGTTGAGACAGGGAAAAATACTCTGATAGTTGTTCCGACGACTTCCCTAGTAGAGCAGATGTATAAAGATTTTGCAGACTATGGCTGGGACGTAGGTTCATGGTGTCATAAGATATACGCAGGTAAAGAAAGAGAGACAAACTCTCAAGTCATTATTACTACTTGGCAATCAATCTATAAACTCCCCAGAAAGTATTTTGAGAGATTCTCTGTTGTAGTTGGGGATGAGGCACACCAGTTTAAATCAAAATCACTTATATCTATAATGACTAAGTTAGCAGATGCTAAGTATCGTTACGGATTCACAGGAACTCTTGATGGAACCCAAACACATAAATGGGTTCTTGAGGGATTGTTTGGACCTTCCTATAAGATCATAAAAACTGACGAGTTAATGAAGAAAGGGCATCTTGCCAAACTGGATATCAATGTGCTTCTATTGAAACACCCACCGAATAAATTTGAAAACTTTGAACAAGAAGTTCAATATATTATAGGACACAATCGTCGAAATAACTTTATTAAAAATCTTGCTCTTGATTTAAAAGGCAATACTTTAATACTTTATGCCAGAGTAGAAGGTCATGGTGAGCCACTATATGAATTAATAAATAATAATAACACGATTGAAAATCGTCATGTCTTTTTTATTCACGGTGGTGTAGATACAGAAAATAGAGAAAAGGTTCGTGAAATTACAGAAAATGAAGAGAATGCAATTATTGTTGCTTCTTACGGAACATTCTCAACTGGAATTAACATTAAAAACCTTCATAATGTAATTTTTGCCTCACCTTCTAAATCTAGAATAAGAAATCTTCAATCAATAGGAAGAGTACTTAGAAAAGGAAATAGAAAAGTTAGAGCAACTTTATATGATATTGCTGATGATATTAGTTACAAATCAAGGAGAAATTACACTTTAAATCATTTAATAGAAAGAATTAAAGTATATAATGAAGAAAATTTCAATTATGACATAGTAAACATACCGCTTAAGAACTAATGGGAGAAGAATTTTATAGCATAATAAAATTGGTATCAGGAGAAGAAATCTTTTCTCTTGTATCTATAGATGAGAATGATGAGGAACCTATTATTATTCTACAAAATCCTATAATTATGAAAATGTTTACTAATAGTACTGGATCTCATATTAAAGTTAAACCTTGGATTGAATTATCTAAAGAAGATTTCTTTATGATAAGATCAGATAAAATAATTACTATGACTGAAAGTAGAGATCAACAGTTAATTCAAATATATAATGATTTTATAAAAGATGATGAAGAGATTATAGAAATTCATAGTTCAACTGGATATACAAAACCTTCTGCAACTATGGGTTATATCTCTTCTGTTAAAGATGCTCGCAAGAAACTAGAGAGCTTATTTAATAAAAATATTAATAGTAAAGAAAGCTAGTTATTTCCCTCGAACCTCCACAAAGGTTATTGTACTGATATTTGACTACCTTGTCAAGCCTTAAGTTTTGTGATATAATAAAAACAATTAATAAGAAGGGAATGCCATGCCATGCCTAGAAAAAAGACGGAACACTATGTAAACAATAAAGAATTGCTGGAAGCAATGATTGTTTATAGATCTAAAGTTTCTAAGGCAAGGGATATTTACATTAAAAAATATGATCAGGATCCTCCAAAGTCTGGACCATGGGAAGGTAAACCACCTATTCCAAACTATCTTGGTGAATGTTTTTTAAAGATTGCTACTCATTTATCATACAAACCGAACTTTGTTAATTACATGTTTCGTGAGGATATGATTTCTGATGGTATTGAAAATTGTGTACAATACATTCATAACTTCGATCCAGAGAAGTCTAGGAATCCATTTGCATACTTTACTCAAATTATTCATTATGCCTTTCTGAGACGGATTCAGAAGGAGAAGAAACAGTTAGATATTAAGACAAAGATTATTGAAAAGAGTGGGTATGATGAAGTTATGAATGTTGATGAAGGAGCACTTACTGGTAGTAATTCTGAATACAATACAATTAAAGATAATATACAGTATCGCAATAATAACCGATGAAGGTTGCTATTATAACTGATACCCATTATGGGGCTAGGAAGGGTTCGAAGTATCTTCATGACTATTTCGAACTCTTTTATCGTGATGTGTTTTTTCCTACCTTAGAGAAGGAAGGAATAACAACTGTGATACATATGGGAGATATATTTGATAGTAGAAAATCTATAGATTTGCAAAGTCTTGAATGGTCAAAGAGAGTTGTATTTGAACCATTAAAGAAATATAAAGTTTATGCTATTATTGGCAACCATGACTGCTATTATAAAGATACTAATATAGTAAATTCTCCTGAGTTGTTATTGAAAGATTACACAAATGTTAAGACATATTCAAAACCAAAGGAAATTACTATAGAAAAATTAAAGATTCTTCTTTTACCTTGGATTAATAGTGAGAATTATGAAGATACTGAAAAGATAATTAAAAAAACCAAGGCTACAGTTGCCATGGGACATCTTGAGGTAAATGGATTTAAAGCTACTCGTGGACATATGATGGAAACTGGTACAGACTCTAAATTCTTTAATAAGTTTGAAAGGGTTTATTCAGGACATTTCCATACTCGTTCTAATGATGGAAAGGTCTATTATTTGGGTAATCCATATGAGATGTTTTGGAATGATGTGAATGATCCTAGAGGATTCACTATCTTTGATACGGAAACCCTCACTCATACTCCAATTAACAATCCTTATAAATTATTTTATAATGTGTATTATGAAGATACGAATCATAGATTGTTTAATGCTACTGAATATACTAGTAAAATTGTAAAGGTTATTGTTCGTAAAAAATCAAATCCTAAGGAGTTTGAAAAATTTATTGATAAACTTTATTCTGTAGGTGTTCAGGACTTAAAAATTATTGAAAATTTTGATATTCAAGAAAATGAAGATTTTGAAATAAACGAAGAAGAGAATACACTTTCAATTTTAAATCGATATATTGATGAATCTGAATTTGAATTTGATAAGAATTTTATTAAAGATATTTTCCAAGATCTTTATAGACAAGCTTGCGAGGTAGAATAATGTGGCTTTTAACTCTTAAAGATGGTAAAGATGAAGGTGCTTATGCTGTTCAAGATAGTCATGGACATAAAGTTTTATTTTTATTTGAAGAAGAGGATGATGCCACAAGATATGCTATGATGCTTGAAGACCAAGAAGAAAAGGAAATGGTTGTAATGGAAGTTGATGATGAACTTGCATTAAAAACTTGTAAAATGCATAGTTATAAGTATGCAGTTATTACTCCTGATGACATTGTAATTCCTCCTAAAACTAAAAAATGATAACCTTTCAAAAAATTAAGTGGAAAAATTTCCTAAGTACTGGTAATAACTGGACTGAAATAGATTTTCAACAACATAATACTAATTTGATTATTGGTACAAATGGTTCTGGAAAGTCTACCATGTTGGATGCTCTTACTTTTGCTTTGTTTAATAAACCATTTCGTAAAATTAATAAGAGTCAGTTAGTTAATACTGCTAATGAAAAAGATTGTGTTGTTGAAATAGAATTTAATGTTAATAATAGAGATTATTTGGTT